TTGTACAAAACATAAAAAAGAAAATATGATTAATATTATAAGTAAAACATGTATTCATGATAATTGTAAAGTAATACCAAATTATAATTATTCAGATCAAACTAAAGCAATTTATTGTAAAACTCATAAATTAGCAAATATGATTGATGTTAAAAATAAAATTTGTAATTATGAAAATTGTAAAACTAGACCAACTTTTAATTATTCAGATCAAACTAAAGCAATTTATTGTAAAACTCATAAATTAGAAAATATGATTAATATTATAAGTAAAACATGTATTCATGAAAATTGTAAAACAATACCAAATTTTAATTATTCAGATCAAACTAAAGCAATTTATTGTAAAACACATAAATTAGAAAATATGATTGATATTAAAAATAAAACATGTATTCATGAAAATTGTAAAACAATACCAACTTATAATTATTCAGATCAAACTAAACCACTTTATTGTAAAATTCATAAATTAGAAAATATGATTGATATTAAACATAAAACATGTATTCATGAAAATTGTAAAATAATATCTCATTATAATTATCCAGATCAAATTAAACCATTATATTGTAAAATTCATAGATTAGAAAATATGATTAATATTATAAGTAAAACTTGTATTCATGAAAATTGTAAAACAAGACCAACTTATAATTATATTGGTGAAACTAAACGATTATATTGTAGTAAACATAAGTTAGTAAATATGATTGATACTAATACTAAAATAACAAAATGTATAACTGAAAATTGTAACAATATACCATTATATAATTTTAAAGATAAAAAAGCAATTTATTGTGAACTTCATAAACATGATAATATGATTATAGTTTCACCAAAATGTAATTTGTGTACATCTAATTCAATTCAGTTAATAAATGATAAATATTATTGTTTAGAACATTTACCTGATAAAGAAACAATTGCAAAATTTAAGAAATTATGTAAGTATTGTGAAAATAATGAACATTCTAGTTACATTTGTGATGAACATAAGCAACATAAACATAAAAAAGAGTATGATGTAGTTAAGTTTTTAAGAAAAAATATAGACACTCCATTTATATATGATAAAAATGATCCAGTTAATGAATGTTCTAGAAAGAGACCAGATATATTTTTTGATCTAAAAACACATATTGTTATAGTTGAAGTTGATGAAGATCAACATAAAGGTTATAAAGATTCTTGTGAATGTGCGAGATTGAATGAAATTGTGAATTCACTTGGTGGAATTCCAGTTACATTTATAAGATACAATCCAGATAAAATAAAGAAAGTAATAATTAATAAAGAGGAAAGATTAGAATTACTTAAACAAACAATAAAAGATGAAATAATAAATATTCCAGATAAATTTCAAATTAAACTTATTCAATTATATTATGATGATAATTATAAAGAATATAAGTCAAAGAAAATAGAAGATATTACAAAATTAATTTCTATTTAGATAATATATGAGAAATTCACCGAATGAATCAGCTACATTGTATAAATTAAATACAAAAAAGATAGGAAATGATGGTAATATGTATATTATAAAAGAAACAAGTGTTGGAATAAAAAGATGGGTAAAATTTAATGATTTACCCAAAGGTAAAGTTTATTTAACACATGATAATGGAGCAAGACCATATAAAGTAATAATAGATGGTTTAAATGTGTATGTATATGATAATAAAACTGATAAATTAATAATAAAATACAAAGTTAGTAAAGTATATATTGGGAAAAATATAAAAAATAGTAAAATAAATGGAAATACGATTGTAATACAAATAAATAAAAATAAATGTGTATATATTGGTGATGCTATATATGAATTTGAAATAGATGATGAAATTGTTAAATATTTTTCACCAATAGATAATTCAGATGTACCATATCCAGTATTAGTTGGAACTAAAAATGTATATTTTATGTTAAATAAGGAATATGTAATATTAGATGAATTTCCAAATGAAATGAGATTAAATGATTTTTCAGAAGCATATGGATTATATTATGTTGGGATACGTACAAAAGTTAAGAATGAAAATGTTGAGGTGTTACCACCATTAAAGAATGTTGCAAAAAAAATGAAACATCTAAAAATTATAAAAAAAAGAATAAATTATTAAAAAATATTTACTTTATTTTTTTTATTTTATTTATTTTATTTCTTGTATGTTCAATTATATCTCTATAATTGAATAAAATTAATTGTATAGTTTCTTTTAATTGAGTTAAATATTCAGGAGTATCTAGAGCTTCAATAAATCGATCAAGGCGTTGAACTGCTTGAATAGATAGTTTACTTTTTAATTCTTCATATTCTGTTATTATAAATTCTTCATTTTTACTAATTATATCTTCAAGTATATCATCTTTACAGGTTAAAATCCATCTTTCACCATCATAAATAAGAATTGTTTTTTTTGATAGATTAGTTATATATATATTATGATTTTCAGGATGATCTTTATTAAAATGTTTTTCTTTTATTAATTCAGGTATTGATTGAAATCCTTTATTTAATATTGATTGTATCATTTCTTGTGTTATATATGATACATTTTCTTTACCAAAACCATTTATTGTTATATTTATATTATTATTACTATTAATATTGTTACTATTTGTAATTGAATTAGTATTATTTATTATTGTTTCTATTATTTCAGGATGGTTTTTAATATGTTTGTTAAAATTTTGTTTAGTAATATATTGTTTATTACATTTTTCACATTTATATATTTCTGTATCATTACATGGTTTTAATTTATTAAGATGATTTTGTAAACAATATAATGATTTAAACATTCTATTACATTTAAAACATTCTATTTTTTCATTACATTTTCTTTTCTTATTTTCATGTCTTATTAAATCTGATTTTAATTTAAATTCTTTATTACATAATTTACAAATATACATATATATATTATTCATATTATATTTTTATCTAAATTATCATAATTATATAAAACTTTATGTAAAAACAGCATAATTATATAAAACTTATATGTAAAAATAGCATAATTATATAAAACTTTATGTAAAAATAGCATAATTATATAAAACTTTATGTAAAAACAGCATAATTATATAGTATTAAATAATAAAAAAGTAATAAGTTTAATATAATATAATATAACTATGTAAAAACAGCATAATTATAGAGAGAAAAAATAAAAATAAAATATTAAAAATAATAATAAAATAATAAAATAATATAAATCTTAGTATATGTGGGATGATAATTATGAGAAATTATTTATAGAAAAAGTAAATTATGCACAACAAAAATATATGTTACATCAAAAAGCAAGAGCTTATTTTTATAAATGGGAATTATTTTTTCAAATACAAATGATTATTTTATCGGCAATTATTGGGACAGGTAATTTTTTAACAGGGTATTTTACAAATGCAAAAACTGTATTAATAGTAATTATGGGTTTTGTTGCATATTATATATCAATTTTAACATCATTATATAAATATTTTAAAATTTCTCAAAATGTAGAATTACATACATCTTCACAAATATATTGGAGAAAATTATTTGATGAAATTAAAAATCAATTAGAGTTAGCAATAGATAATAGAGAAGATGTTAAAATGTTTTATGATTTAATAATATCAGAATATAATAGATTAGAAGAAATTTCTCCAATTGTACCATATTCTATTATAAAAGAATTCATATATGAAACAAGAAAAAGTAATCCAAAATTTACATTTAATAAATATAATAATATTGAAACAAATACATCAAATACATCAAATACATCACCAATAATAAAAAGAGAAGAAGAAATGATAACATTTTCATCGCATAGAGAAAATCCGAATTTACCATTTGGAAATATAAATGATAATCATAGAGAATCTGTATTATCAACAGATACAACAAATAATTCGGATAATACAGTAATAGTACATAATTAAAATAAGAAATAGGGTTTATAATCATCAATAATAAATTCATCAAACATTGTGATGTAACTAGGTACCTCACAATTAATTTTATTTATAACTTGCCATTTATGTTTATCAGGATAATAAACGCAAGTAACAAAAATAGTATCTTGATTATCTAAGAAAAGGGATTTATACCATTTACTATTATTAATAGAATTAACTAAAGCAGTATCAATTTTGATACGTTTTAATAATTTATCATGTTTTTCAACACAATATAGATAATAAACATCAGGTTTGTTGATACGTTTCAATTCAAAAACATAATCTGTATCTTTAAAGTTTTTGTTAGGGATATAAATTTTATGAGAATGTTTTGGGACAGAAAAATCTAATGAAATTTTTTCTACAACATCTAGTTGATCAGATATTTTTATAGGATCTGATTGTTTAATTAATTCTTTATTTTTAGGTAAAATTCCTTTAAATAAAAAATGTAATTTTTTACCAGATAATTCTGGATAAAATGATATACCACTAACTGGATAATTACGCATTAATGGGATTTCATTATAAACAATTTGTTTAATTTTAGTAATATCAAATAATTGATTTACTGTTAATTCAATATTATTAGTTTTGTCACTTTGTATATAATATTTTTGAAGGTATTCACAAATATAATTTAATTTATCAATAATTTTATCTTTAGTTTTGTTAATACCTTCAAAATAAAAAACATCAGTAATAACAAAAGTATTTTTTGATTTACCTTTAATATAAATACCATCAAGAATAGTACCTTTATAGATATCAATATTAAGTTTAATATCAATATTAGTAATTTCAATAGTGCTATAATTTAATTTATTTTGAGAATAACTTAATTTATCACGATTTACAAGATATGAATAATATTTATCATTAATTTTATTAAATATCAAAAGACATCTGGTACCAGAAAAATTTAATGAAATTGTATATGGATTATTTAATAATTGTAATAATCCATCTTTATTAGTTAAAATTTCATAATTAAAATTAGATAAGTTTAAAGAACTATATATGATATTAATTTTTGATTTAATTAAATCATCATGTTTATCAGTAATATTTAATTTCCTCATTTAATATTTACTTATAATATATATTTATATTCTTTTTAAATCATTTTTTATTTATATTATTTACATATTTTACTTGGTTTTGCATTAAAATTTGTATTATTGAAATATTTTAATCTACAAGTATTTATTTCATCATCTTGAATTGGATTATTAACTATATTATCAAATGTATCACCTTCTAATAATCTAATAATAAAATTCATAGAGTATACACCACATTCAGAATTTGCATATTGATGTTGAATTTTATTATATTTAATAGTAACAGGAATTTGTTTAGAAGTAAAGTAGTTTGAAAAAAGAGTAATAAAATTTTTAATTTCTTTAGGAGGATGAATACCAACAGAATCAAAATAATAAATAAGACCTTTATTTAAATCAACAAATAAACTTACCCAATGTGTACCATTATTATAACGTTTATCTAAATTAAAAACGATACCAAAAATAGTTGCTTTTTTATGATTTAATCGTTCAATAAATTTAGGAAAATCACTTAATAATATATCATCATATTTAGCGAAATCAATAGGTAATGGTGGATAAGTACTAAAATTTTTAAATTTATTTTCATATTGAATAAGACAATTATAAATATGTTGATTATTTAACCATTCATTTTTTTTAGTTGGACCATTTGCTCTAAAAGTGTATTGTGTTAATAAACGATGTGCTTTATCTTTTAATTTATTAATAAAAGGTTGAGTTAACCAACAAGATTGATTATTTGGACCACAAATAGAACTTAAACGTTTTTCAAATTCATCTAAAAGATATTTTTGATAATTTGATGAATCTAATAATTCAGTATTTTCATTTAATACAATTTTATCATTATTTACAAGATTATATGCATTTGCCATATCAATAAGTAATTGTATATTAATACAAGTACCATTTTGTTCAATAATTCCAGGAGCACATCTATTATTTAACATATATTATTATAATATATTTATTTTTTATGAGTTGCCCATCCTGATTTTTGAGCAATATTATGTCCACTAAAATTTCCATAACCTAATGGATGATGAGTACGATATTTTGAATAACGAGGTTTTGATCCCCACCATGAACCCCAATATGAAGGATATAAATAATCCCACCAACGATATGGTGTATCATAATAATTTCCATATATAGGTATATTTCTCTCCCATCTTAAACAATCTTTACGAAAATATGGACCATAATCATCACCTGGTATACATTCACCTTGACCAGATTCATTTATACAATAACCACAATTTTGACAAGTACCACACATGCCACGAGACATTTGATTACATTCTTTACAATATTGTCCATCTAGAATAACTAAATTTTCAGCATTTGATTTTGATTTATAATAGAGAATCACACCAACTATAATAATAATTATTATAATAATAAGTATATAATTCATTATATATATTATATAATAAAAAAAACTCATTAATATTATATGAAAAAACAACAACAAATAGATATTAAAATGAATGGAAGATTATTTCCTACTTGGATATTAGCAAATTTTAAAAATTATAAATTAGATAAAATAATAACAGAAGGTGATACATGTAATAATATAGTTGAAAAAAAGAAACAATTGAGAAAATATCAGTTATTCATAAGTAAATTTATGGATTATAATTCAATATATAAAACAATTTTATTATATCATGGTGTTGGATCTGGTAAAACGGCAACAACAATAAATATATATAATATGTTATATAAGTATACACCTGGATGGAATGTGTATATATTATTAAAAGCATCATTAAAAGAATCAACATGGATTGCAGGATTAGAATTATGGTTAGATGAAAATGAAAAACAATTTAGAAAAGATAATATTAAATTCATATCATATGATGCACCAAATGCGGATACACAATTTATAAATACATTACAAAAATCAGATGCAACTAAAAAATCAATATATATAATTGATGAAGCACATAATTTTATAAAAAATGTGTATAGTAATATTACAACACAAAAAGGAAAAAGAGGACAAAAAATATATGATGAAATTATGAAAGATTTAAAATATAATCCAGATACAAGATTAATATTATTATCAGGAACACCGATTATAAATGAACCATTTGAGTTAGCATTATTATTTAATATGTTAAGACCAAATATATTTCCAACATCAGAGAAGGAATTTCAATCAATATTTGTTTCACAAAATATGTTAAATCATGTAACTAAAAATATGTTTCAAAGACGTATTATGGGATTAGTATCTTATTATATAGGAGCAACACCTGATTTATATGCTACACAAAAAATTTATTTTATTGAATCTATAATGTCTAAATATCAAGAAGATATATATAATTATTTTGAAAAAATAGAAGATAATATGCGGAAAAAATCCAATTTTTCATCAGCAGAAAAATATAAAACATATACAAGACAAGCATGTAATTTTGTTTTTCCATATATAAAACAAGGTATGTCAGGAGAGACAAGACCGAGACCAACAGATATGAAATTCAATAAACAATTAGATGAGGGGAAGATAACAACAGATACAGAAAATGTTGATAAATTAGCATATAAAAATTATATGAATAAAGTGGATGAATATATAAATGAATTTGATAATTATTTATTTAACATACAAAAAGAAGATGAAAAGAATGGATATACATTAAAAAATGATATAGAGAAATATAAAACAAAATATGAATATAATTATGAAGAATTTATAAAAGATGATAAAAAATCAAATTTATTTATTGAATTACATAAATGTTCATGTAAAATAATAAATATGATATTTTATATTTTTAAATCAAAAGGACCAGTATTAGTATATTCTAATTTTGTATTATTAGAAGGATTACAAATTATTAAAATTTATCTTAAATATTTTGATTATATTCAATTAAAACATACAGATAATACAAAAGAAAAAAGATATACAGAATTTCATGGAAGTATAGATAAATCAATACGTGATAAAAATTTAGCAAAATTTAATGAAATTAGTAATAAATATGGAGAAATATGTCAAATAATACTTATATCTCCAGCAGGTTCAGAAGGACTTAATTTATATAATGTTAGACAAGTACATTTATTTGAACCATATTGGCATGAAACAAGAATGATACAAATGATTGGTCGTGCTGTAAGGCAATGTTCACATAAATATTTACCATTAAATGAAAGACATGTTGATGTTTATAGATACAAAGCAATTAAAATGAATAAAGAAAATGAAACATATAAAAAAATTATAACAACAGATCAATATATAGAAAATGCATCAAAAGAGAAACATAAATTAACAACATCATTTTTAGATGCAATAAAAGAAGTTGCAATTGATTGTGAATTATTTAAAAATCATAATATGATAACTGAAAATTATAAATGTTTTAAATTTGAAGATGATATATTATTTGATAATCAAATTGGACCAGCATATAAAGAAAATTTATTTGATGATGAATTATATAATAATGGATATAATGATATAAATTCAGTTGTTGAAAAAATAAAAATAATAAAAGTAAATGCTGTTATATTATTAAAAGATGATAAATATAGTGATTCAAATGTATATTATTTAAATCCAGAAACTAATATTATATATGATAAAGATTTATTTTATATAATAGGAAAAATATTAGTAGATACAAATGGTATACCTAAATTCCATAATGATAATTATATAATTAGTCAAATGGTTCCTATTGGAATAATTTCAAATTAAAAAAATGAATTATAAAAGATTTAAATATGTAATAGTATATATAATAATATGTTGGTAATGAAATGTACTTGTGGAACATTATTAGGTGATAAACAATTAATATATGAAAAAGAATTAAAAAAAATAGATAAAAATGATGAATTATATGTTGAAAAAAAGGCTAAAATTATTTTAAATTTATGTGAAAGAGAATGTTGTAGACAACAATTATTAACATACATTAATTTAATTGATATAATAGTATAAAAAATGATAATATATAAGATTATAATGTTAATTTATAGTATAATAAATGGAATCAGATAAAATTGACGAATCAATTACAAATGATGATGAATTAACAGAAATTGAATTAAGACGAGCACGAATATATGAAGAATTATGTAAAATTAAGTCACCACCACAAAGATCACAAGAGTGGTTTAATTTAAGAAATAAACATATAACAGCATCAGATGCAGGATGTGTTATAGGAGTTGATGAACATAATCCACAATATACATTTTTATTTAAAAAAACTGGTAAAAATCCATTTGTACCGAATAATAATTGTTACCATGGTAAGAAATATGAAAATATAGCAAAAATGTTATATGAAAAACAAAATAATGTTAAAGTATCTGAATTTGGATTATTATTTAATAAAACATTAGAGACAATTGCGGCATCACCAGATGGAATAGTATCAAAGTATAAAAATGATAATAAAAGTTTAACAAAACTTGTTGGTAGAATGTTAGAAATCAAATGTCCTGTTAATAGAAATATGATTAAAAATAAATATCCACAACATTATTTAGAACAAGTATATGTACAATTAGAAACATGTGAATTAGATGAATGTGATTTTTTTCAATGTGTAATAACAGAATATACTTGTATTGAAAATTGGTTTAATGATATTGATATAACAAATTGTAAATCAAAAACAAATAATTTAGAAACAGGATGTGTAATTCAATATATACCAATAGATAAATATACAGAAGATATAAATGAATTATATAATGAAATAGTATATGAAGAATCAACATTTAGATATCCACCGAGATTAGATATGTCTGTTATGGATTTAACTAATTGGATTAATAAAACAAAAGATGAGATAGTATATAATGAAAAAAATAATAAATGTTGTTTTGATTGTGTAAAATATTGGCGTGTAAATATGACTGATTGTTTATTAGTTAAAAAAGATCCATTATGGATAGTTAATAAATATCCAATTTATCAAAAAATGTGGAATTATGTATTATATTTGCGAGAAAATGAAGAAGTTAAAGAAACACTTTATAAATATATGCAATGTTTAGAGAAATATAAGATTTTGGGATCAAGTTATAATTATAAAAAGAAAATAAATGATATTATATTTTTGAAATTAGATAAAATAATAAATAATATTAATGAATTAATTATATTAAAAGATGAAATTAAACAAATAATTGATAAACATGGAATTTAATTTTTTTATATAATAATAATATAATGAAGAAAATTATTATATCAGTATTATTAATATTAATATTAGGTTCATTAATGTATTATCAAAATTTAAATATAACATTATTAGCAAATGGATTTATTATAGTATTATTAATGATAATGATTAATAAAAATAAGACTATTGAATTTTTAACTAGTGGGTCTCCAATAAACGCAGAAGCAATTCAAGCAATTGCAAGTTTATATGATTCACAAGGAACAATGACAGTAGATAATTTAAATGTAACTGGAAATTTACAAGTTGATGGGCAAATAACAACACCAGGAGCAACTATTGGAAATTGGCAAATAAGTAAATCATCATTTATAAATACAAATTTTGATGGTGATATTGTTGCAAATCAAGGTAATTATAATTTTAATTATAGTACAGCATCTACACCAGGAACACAAAATGGTATATTAAATTTTGGATCAGTAGGTACTCCATTAAATGTAACAAATGAAAATGGTATGACTGCAAATGCAATCAATACAGGTAATTTAACTATTAATGGACAACTTACAGCCGAAACTGGAAATATTGGTGGATGGGCATTATCATCAACACCAAGTGCTAATGCACAAATTCAAACTGCTAATACATTAACTACACAGAATGGTTATTTAACATTCCCTTCAACTGGTGGTAATATACTTGCTAATGTAAGTGGATCTACACCTGGAAAATTACTAATATCTCATTAATTTTAATTATAATATATTAGCATTAATTTTGGAATAAAAATAGATAATCAAAATAAAAGATGAAAATAAATATTGATAAACATAAAATTTAATTTTTATATAATAATAATATAATGAAGAAAATTATTATTTCAGTATTATTAATGTTAATATTAGGTTCATTAATTTATTATCAAAATGAAAATATAACATTATTATCAACTGGATTTATTATATTATTATTAATAATGATGATTAATAAAAATAAAAATATTGAATTTTTATCTGGTGATGCATCTATAACTACAGAAGCAATTAATGCAATGGCAACATTATACAATTCAGAAGAAGGACAAATGACATTAAATAATTTACATGTAACTGGAAATGTAAATTCTAATCTAATAACAACACCACAAGCGAAAATTGGAAATTGGAATATAAATAAGTCATCATTACAAAATACAAATTATGATGGTGATATTGTTGCAAATCAAGGTAATTACAATTTTAATTATAGTACAGCATCTACACCAGGAGAACAAAATGGTACATTAAATTTTGGATCAATTGGTAACTCAAATGGAAATTCAATTAATTTTTTAAATAATATTACAACACCAACATTAACTACATATAATATGAATGTTTCAAATAGTGTTATAGCTCCAGTTGGAACATCCGTTGGTGGATGGACATTTTCATCATCACAATTTTCTCCAACTAGTAGTAGTTATACATTATCTGCACAAAATGGTTATTTATCATTTAATTCAAATGGTGAAATAGGTGCTGGTGTAGGACCAAACCAACAGAACAATGGATATTTACAATTATATTCATTTATTGAAGGTCCAATTGCCATTCCAGAGCATAATAATTTTTAATGTAACAAATATATTATTAAAAAGATATAAACAATATATAATATTAATATTTATAGATGATTGAAATAGATTATTTAGTTGCATTATATGTAACATTTGGAGTTGTATTGGTTAGTTCCGGAATACAATTTTATACAACTTTAAAAAAATTAGAATATCAAGGAGAATTATTAATTAATAATAGAACCAATACAATTAAACAATTACAAGAATATTTTAAAAATGATGATGATGTAAATAAATTAGTTAATAATTGTATAGTATTAACATTAAATGAAATTAAAAAGAAATATGAAAATATATTAAATATATGGTTTAATAATACATCAATATGTATTTTAAAACAAGAAAATATGTTTATAGAAGAAAATGATGATAATATTGTAATAGATATTAATGTATTATATATGTTTAATTTGATAAATCAATTATGTATATGTAATGAAAATGTACAAATACATCATAATTATTTAACTATTAATAATACAATTATTTCATATTGTAATTATGAAAAAAATGAATGTGTATACACATATGCACATTTTTATGATTATCTTATAAATATGTTTTATGATAATGTAACAGAAAATGAATCAGAAGAATCAGAAGAGTCAGAAGAATTAGAAAAATCAGAAAAATCAGAAGAATCAGAAGAATTAGAAAATAAAGAATTTGATAAACTAGAGGATCAAAAAGAGGATCAAAAAGAGGAACAAAAAGAATTAAAAATAGTTAAAAATGATGGGAGATTTGGTTATTTTTTGAATGATAATGGTATATATATGTTAAATCCAAATAATTCATTAAAAAATAATAATAAAATAATAAATAGTATATATAGTAATAATTTTGAGAATATTTATTTTATTAAAAATTAAATTTTGTTAATTGATATCATATTGAAAAAATTGATATTAAAATATTTTAAAAATATTTTATAAAGATTTTAATATAATAAAATGTTATTTAGATCATTAATAAGAAAGGCACAATGTAGCTATATTATTACAGAAAGGATACCAGATAAATTACGAGAAGAAGTATGGAATTATTATAATAAGAACAAGGGGCAAGTGAATTGTCCAATATGTGAATATAATTTAATACATCCTGGGCATTTTCATTGTGGCCATATAATATCACAAGTAAACAATGGGGAAACGATACTTAATAATTTGAAACCGATATGTGGAAGTTGTAATTTATCAATGGCGACATATAATATGAATATATTTGAAGATTTAATAAAGAATGAAATAACTTTAGATAAATTTTACAAATTACATGATAAAGAATTTTATGGGCAATATCCTAAAGCGTTTAAAGGAAAAGTATGGGTTAATAATAATTCAATTTTAACAGGTAGATGTAAATGTTTAGAATGTGATGATGAATATATAACACAGATGTATTATTATATAAAAAATACAAAAAGTGAAAATTATATAAAAAATTTCATACCAGTATGTGAAAAATGTGAAAAAATGAAAAATTAATTTATTTAGATAATAATATAAAACAGATTAACTAACAATGGAAATATTGAAGCAACTTAATTATTATAGTGTATGTCATGAAGAATTAAATATAGAACAAATACAAGAAGGAATAGATGAGATTAAAAAATATTTAGAATTAAATGAAATTGAACAATTATTAAATAATTTTACTGAAATTAAATTTGATGAAACAAATATTTATAAATATGTAGAATTTGTTGATATGTGGGGATTATATGAATTAAAATATATGTTTTCTAATTATATTGTTGAAAATTTTGTAATACAATGTAAATTTTTAGAACAAATATATAAGTTTGTGTATATACAAGATGCAGTAAGAAATTTATGTAAATATGCCAAAAGTAATATATTAACTGATATGATTTTAATATATATAAATAAATTTGTGTTGATACATGAATTGAATGCTTGTAATAATAAAAAAATAACAGATAATGGAATCAAGAATTTATTTTTAAATATATTAGATGCATCATCTAATAAAAATATAACAGATATTGGAATAAGAAATTTACCTTTACATACATTAGATGCATCAAATAATGAAAATATAACAGATAAAGGAATAAAAAATTTACAATTGCATACATTAAATGCAACATGGAATAATAAAATAACAAACAGAGGAATAAAAAACATGCAATTAAAAAGATTATATGTTATTTGTAATACTCAAATAACAGATGAAGGAATAAGATATATGGAATTAGATATGGTATATAGAGGTAATGATAAATATATAAGAAATAAATATAAAAATATAATAAAACTCATAACAGAATTATAAAAAAGTGAATTATTAATTTATTAAAATAAATCTAAATAAAAAGTAATTAAAATGGCAATACAACATTTATCGAAAGGGTTTAAATTGGATGATTGGACATTAATAGAGAAAAAGATAGATGATTATGGATTAAAAGTAATTAAATGTTTAATATTATTAGGAAATAGTGATAATTATGTATTAGATAATGAACATAATATAATAGGAGATGAATATTATAAGTATATAAGAAAAAAAATAAATACACCAAAAATGAAATTAGTAAATATGGATATAGAAATTCCAATAATAGAGCCAACTAAAAAGGTAGATAAAATAAGATTAGAAAATACATTAAAGAAATTAGATGAACAAATTAATAATATAATAAAATCATTTAATACAGAAGAATTTAATCCAAATACTGCAATATATAATGATATAATAGAATTTAAAGGGATTGGATTAATGTATAGTGGATGGTTTTTATGTAATAATGATATGAATTTTGAAACAATATATAGTATAATAGTGATTATTCAAAAATTCATACATAATACAAAAAATATAAAGGGTATAAATAAATATACACATGATAATAAAGAGTATACAATTTCAGAAATATTAATAAATGACATTAATTATTGGTTAAAAGAATTATTAAAAAAATATGAGTTTAATGGATTTGTAATTTATAAGCATTGTCCGAAATTATTAGTGTATACTGATTATGATATAGCAGTTCCATCATTAGAAATTAGACCAAAACAACATCAAATAAAATTATTATCATTAATTGCAGATAATATGTTAAATGGATTTTTGATTATATATAATGCAATGATTGGGTCAGGTAAAACAACAGCAATAGTAGCAATTGCACAACAGATAATAAAATTAAGAATACATACAAATAATAATGAGTTAAAATTAATATTTGCATGTAATTTAGAATCAGTGAAAATGCAAGGAGCAAACATATGTTATAATGCTAATATACCATTTGCAATAGGAACATTACATAGAGAAACAAAAGAGGTATATATTCAAAAACATTTTAATTGTAAAGGGGAAGATAAGAATATAATAGTAATAATAACGAGTCCATATGTTGCATGTAAATTATTAGCAAATTGTATAGATAATAAACGATATATTTTATATTTAGATGAACCAACAATAGGAGCAGATGATATTAATAGTGATATGTTATATAATAATATTGAATTATTAACATATATGCCAGAAAGAACAATATTATCATCAGCAACATTTCCAAATGTTGAAGAAATAAAAGTAATAACAGATATATTTAAAAAACAATATACAAATGCAAAAATATTATCATCATATTCTGATGAGATACAAATTGGATGTGATGTGAAAACATTTGATAATAATATAATAATACCACATATGAATATAGAAACAAAAAATGAATTAAGAAAAGTTATAAATAAAATAATAACATGTCCATTTTTAGGAAGGATATATACAATTAATATATTAAAAGAATTATATGAAGCAATGAAAAAGAATAATATACCTATTACGAATGTGTATACATATATAGAAAATATAAATAATATGAGTGCAAATAATATTAGAAAATTATCATATGAATATTTAAATATATTAGAAAAAGAATTAGATGATATAATAAAGAATGTATGTAAAATAAATAAAGAAAATAATAATACTATAATAAAATTTGAATTATTAGGTACAAGTCAAAGTTATTTAATGTTAAATCAGACATTAATAACAACATTAAATCCAGTTGATTTTGCATTAACAATGTTTAATGATTTAATAAAAGATATATATGATACTAAAATTAGTATTAATAATGAAATAATACAATTAAAAAATTTAAAAAATATTATTAATAGATATGAAATTGAGAAGAGTATATTTGAAAAGAAACAAAATATACAGGAAATAACAGATGCAACAAAGAAACATCATGGTGTTAAAAAGAATACAATAGAAAATGGGAATATAAAACATAGTAAAAAAGAACAAAAAATGAATGATTTTGAACATAAAGAATCAGCGAAAAGACCTATATTAATATTTCCAGAATTTGGACAGATTAATACTAAACAACATCTTAATAGATATGCAAAAGATAAAATATATAATAGTAATTTTATTAGAATACCATTAAATTTAGAAGAATTAATAGATTTAGAGTTAAATGTTAGTGATACACTAATAACATTATTATTATGTGGAGTTGGAATATATTCATTAGAACATAAAGGATTAAGTATGGAATATAATCATTTAGTATTAAATTTAGCATCACAAGGGAAATTAGCATATTTGATATCAGATAATTCAATTTGTTATGGGACGAATTATCCGATTAATAGAGTAATAATAACAGATGATTATGTTGAGAAACATAGTGTAAATACATTATATCAATTGATGGGACGAGCAGGAAGAGTAGGAAAATCATGGACTGCTGAAATATATATCAGTAATTTAACAGGATTAAAAATTATTGATATAAATCAAATAAATATAGAAGCTATAAATATTAATGAAAAATTTATAGAATTATACAATAAAAAACAATTAACAATAAATAGAACAATTAATAATATATTAGCACAATATGGGGAAAAAGAAATAGAACAAGAAACAAAACAAGATATAACATTTAAGAATAATAAAATAAAACCAGTAGAGAAAAAAATACAATGGAAACGTAAAAAATAAAAAAATGAAATAATTAATTTATATAATATAATAGATATAAAATATATATGTCTATTGGATATTTCTATGGAGGATGTTTAACTGGAAATTGTGTTAAAATATTTAATACAAGTGATATAAATCCGAATGAGGTATATAATCAAGAGCAGATGAATTATGGTAAGTATTTACGATGTATATATATAAATCATAAACAACATAGTAAAATTTGTAATGATATTAGAACATATTTTCATAAGTATCATAATATTGATAATCTATATGATATATGTGAAAAAACAATAAATTCATATTTTGTAAATATATTAAAAATTAAAGAATTTAAAAAACTTAATAATGATGATGTACTAAATAATAATGAAATAAAACAAGAAGAAACTGAAGAAGATGAAGATGAAGATGATGAAGAAGAAGATGAAGAAGATGAAGAAGATGAAGAAAATGAATAAATTAGTTAAAGAATATATTATATATATAATATAATGGAATCAATTGAAATATCAGTATTATTATTATTATATGAACAATATAAATATATAATCAAACATATAAATAATTTGGATATAAATGGAATAGATAAAAAGAGATATATAAATGAAATGAATAATATATATAATAAAAATAAAAAATATATTAGAGAATATATAGAAAATAATAAAGATAGAGAAAATATAAAAGAGAATTTACTTATAATAATTAGTACACATTTTATATGGAATATATCTAATATGTGTAAAAATATGTATATATTTGATTTATCAAAAGATACATTACAATATGTTGAAGAATTGAATACTAAACGAATAAATGTATTTTATGATAATGAATATAATAATATGTAAGCATATTTATTAAATATTTCTGAGGTTGGTTGAATAATATGATCATTACATAAGAACCATATATTATTTTTTTTAATACATATAACATAATGACCAGAATTCATATTACCAATATGATAAATAATACCATATAATGTATATTTAGTATGTTGATTAATATAAGTATTTGTATGAATATAAGAAGATAAATCTAAAATTTCTGGGAAAGAAATAAATGTATTATTTTTAACAATATTATCATTAATAGTAGAGAAACGTAAAAATTGGAATATTAATATTTGAGGTGTAGTAAATAAAAAAGAAGAACGAGAACAATTTTGTTTAGATGAACATTTGCTGCAATCATAATTAGTTAATAATTCGTTAGAAATAGCATTTAAAGAGTCAAAAATAGAATTTGAAATAATAGGTAATTTAATAATAGTATCAAATTCAAAATTATGGGATATAAAATTACAATTAGAACATTTATAATTAATTAAAGTAGTATATAAAAAGAGATTTATGATATGAGATTTATAATTTAAATGATAAAATTGTTGTAATGTTTTTAAATAAATAATAAGAAGTTGTTTATTAATATCATTAGGTAATTCATTTAGTATAGAGGTATTAATAGACAATTTACTAGATGATTTTAGTTCTGAATGTAAATTTTGGAGAAGTATAATTAGAAATTCTGAACAATCATGTTGGTAACCTATATGTAAATTAGTAGAAATGAGTGAATTAATAAATACTAATGGATTATTATTTTTTTCATGATATAATTGTTTTAAATTATATGATATTGAATTTGGTAGAATTTTTTTTTTATATTTATGAGAAAATAATAGATTTATAAATTGTGGAGTATTAAATAGAAATTGTAATATTACATTAATAAAACAAGTATTACCTAAATTTTGTAGACCAAAAAGTGTTTTATATTTTTCACTTTCTAAAATTTTACTCATTTTTATATATAATGAATACTAATATAATAAATCAATTTAAATTACTTGAAAAACAAATAATGTTTGAAATAGATATTTCACCTAAAAAAGAAAAATTAAAAAATATGTTTAGATTAGAAGCAACAAGACAAGTTATAAATCAGTTAAATAAAATAAATTTTAAAATAACAAATAGTGAACAAGTAAAGGATATACAAAAAATAGGGAAAAAAACATTAAAAAGAATAGATGAAATATTAGAAACAGGAAAATTAAAAGAGATTAAAATTAGTGACAAACAATTAGAATATATTAAATTATTTGAGAAATTAGAGGATATATATGGAATTGGGAAAAGTAAAGCATATGAATTATTTACAAAATATAATATAAAATCAATAGATGATTTAAAGAAACTCAAATTATCACGAAATATAATGAAAGGATTAGAATATTTTGATAAAATAAAACAAAACATACCAAGAAATGAAATAACAGAATTGATACATTATATGAATAATGTATTACATATGATTGATAGGAAATTAATTGGATTAGCATGTGGATCATATAGAAGAGAAAAAGCAGAATCAAATGATGTTGATTTTATAGTAACACATCCTGATATAGAATCATTAGAAAACCAGAATTATATAGAATTAATAGTGACACAGATGAAGAAGGATAATATAATAATTGATTCATTTACAAGAGATGATGTCAAGACTAAATATATGGGAATATATAAATGGAATGATATATTACATCGTATAGATATAAGATTTGTGCCATATAAATCATGGTATTCTGCAATATTATATTTTACAGGATCAAAAGAATTAAATAAAAAGATGAGAATGATAGCAAAAAGTATGGGTTATATATTGAATGAATATGGATTATTTAATAAAAAGAAAATGATTGAAATAAAATCAGAAAAAGATATATTTACAATATTAAATATGGAATATATAGATGTAAAAAATCGTTAATAAACATAACCTGTATTTTCAATAGAATGATCACTATAAAATAAATTAGATGAATAAGTAGGTTGATCAGAATCATCATCATTATTCATTAATAAAGTTGGTAATGAGTGTGTTGTTGTTCCATTCATATTTAAAGTTGTTAATTTTCCACCATCATTTTTATCACTATCATCTTCTAACTCAATATCAAATTCATCATCATCATCATTAATTTTATTAGTATCAGAATTAATATCTGAGAAATCATAAAGAGGTTTTTCTGTTTGTTCATTATTTTCTGAAAATATATTATTATCAGAATCTTTATTTTCAGAATCTTTATTTTCCATTTTTTTGGATGTTTTAATTTTTTTCGGTTTTCCACCTTGTTGTAAATGTTGTTTACCATTTTTAATATATTTATCAATTAATTCATCATTCCAACGTTGACGTGTTGGAATTAAATTATCAGGTATATTATTACCACCAAACATATATAATGAACGAGAAGGTTTAACTTGAGGTGTATATTGTGGTTGCATTTGATTCATTTGAGGTTGCATTTGATTCATTTGTTGCATCTGTTGCATTTGTTGCATTTGTTGCATTTGTTGCATTTGTGCTTGTAATAATGAATTTTGAACTGGTGCAGTTGGTACTGGAGTGACTGGAGCAGGTGCTGGAACTGGTGCAGTTGGTGCTGAAGTGACTGGAGCTGGAGTTATAGGTTTATCTTGAGTATTTCCCATTTATATAGTTAAATAAGAAAAAAAAATAGTTATATTAAAGTTATATTTTTATACCACAATATTCGATGGTTCCATTGAGTTCTAAATCAGAATATAAATTAAGTTGTTTAGCAATTGAAATTAAAAATGTAAATACAGTTTTAAATTGTGTTCCATGATTATCATAAACAGGACAAGCAACATGAGCCAATTCATGAAGAACAACATACATAATTAAATTCATTTGATGAATACTATTATCATGTAATTCTTTAGAGCGCAAACAGAAGACTAAATTTTGTTTGTTAATACTATAACTGGTTGTAGAAGAATTAGTACTATTTTCACGAATTGTAATATATTTATAATTATCAAGTAAATAATTAATATATTTAGTATATTTAGGATATTTAGTTTTATTAGTATATAAATAATTAACAATTACTTGAATATTTAATTTAATTGTAGCTAACATATTTGCAGCTAATTGTTTATCTGGAAGATCTCTAACTTTATACAATTCACCATCAATAGTAGATTGCATTAATGTCATATTTTCAGTAGTTGAAATATAAATAAAACCTACTAAAAAAATAATACATAAAATAAATAGAATTGTAGTATTATCATTATTAAACATATATAATAAAAAAATAAAATAATTATTATATTATATTATATGAATAATCCATTTAAAGTAATTTATAAACATAAAAATAATAAGAAAAAAATAATATATTTTGTATATATTTATATTGGAGATTCAGTTAATATACAAATTATGAATATATTAAATAAAATAAAAAAATTATCATTATTAGAAACATTACAACAATTACATATTGATGAATTTAATCAACTTGTAAAAAAATATACAGAAAATTGGTATACATATTTTTTTAATATATATCATATACAAAATACATTAATAAATATACGAGGAAATGAACAAACAAAATTAATGTTAATAGAAAAATATGGTGATAAGTGGTATAATAAACAAATTGGTATACCAATTTCAGAAAAGAAACATATAATATATAGTTATGAAAAACATATATCTAATTTATTAAAAAATAAATTAGTGAATATAGTGGATGATGATATATATGAAAATGTAAATACAGAGTATTTTGTAAATAAAATAGTTGATTCATCAATATTTACAATTAAAGGAGGAGATAATATAAATGATGATAATATATTTATAGATAATATACAAAATAAAGAAGATGATGAAGAAGAAATTGAAGAAATTAAATATGAAGAAAATGAAGAAATTGAAGATGATGGTGATATAAATAAATATATAAATACATTAAATGAAGAAGCAGATGAAAAAATAAAAGAGAATACACAAGAATTAAAAAAAGTATTAGATGATGATAAATTATTTTATGAAAAAAGACAATTAATTGAATTCAATGAAGAATATGATAATAATATATATGATGATGATATAAAAAATGTATATAATAAGCAATATATAACATCATTATATATATATGAAGATGATACAATATTAACAATTAAAAATAAGATATGTTGTAGTATAAGAATGCATAGTAAATTTGGTAAAAATATATATTTATTACCATCTAAACAATATTTGTGGGGAGAATATTTATTAAATGATAAAATACATAAGATAATGATAGGATATAAATGGTTAAGGAGTAATGAGATATTAAATATAGATGTTGAACCGAGTACAAATTTTAATATATACGAACAATTAAGTGGAAATTTAAAATTATTAAGAGATAATATGAAAAAATATAATAGTAAAATAAAATATGAAGATGACAATGGATTATTATTAAATGATTATGAGGGATATATAATGAATAATGAGATATATATGATTACAATATATGATGAAATAGGATTAAATTATAAGAAAACAGATGAAATATTAAAGAATTTGAAAGATATATATTTAAAAATATATTTTCCCAAATTGTCGATAGACAATTTCAAACAATTATTAACAAAAGAGGATGAGTATAAATCAGTTGAAATATATAATACATTAAGTAATGATTTAATAGCAGAAAATGAAATAATGACAATAATAGAGAATATAGATAGTAATGAATATAAAAATATGTTTGATGAAAATCATATAACAAATGTAGTAATACATATAAATTTAAGTATAGTAGATGATAAAAAAATTAATATGTATCGTATATTTAATAATTTTGAATTAAATAATATGTATCCATTTATACAATATAAAACAAAAGATGGAAATATTACACATAAATTAGATTCAAAAGAGATAATAGAATATATGAATGAGGTTAATAAAATAGATATATTAGCTAGATGGTATGAGAGTGCATTATCAGGGATAACAATAAAAGTAAAAATGAAGGATGAGAAAACGGGGACAAGATTTATGTCAATAAATATAAATGAGAGAGGAAGATTAGAATATAAAATAATATGGAAAGAAATATCATTAATAAACATAGATAATATTAAAGACACACATGAATATGTGAGGGAAATATTACGAAAAATAAATAAAGAGAATAATAGATTTCAATTTATAATACCAGATGATGAACAATATAATTATGCATTTATAAATTCGATACAAAAAATAAATTTAGATACACCAATTAATTTTAATGATTTATCATATTTTGCAAGATTATTTTATCCATATTTATCATTAGTTATTGATCCTAGAAAGAGACAATCAATAAAATCAGTAACATCCGAATTAAGTAAATCTGGAACATATTTAAGATTTAAAAGAATTGCAAATTATGATTTAAAAATATCAATAGAATATAGAATATTATATTATATAAGAAATTATGAATTTACAACAAAAGAGATAATAGATGTACTTGTGAAACAATTTAATATAACAGAAGAGAGAGCTAATCAAGAATATAATAATGTAAAAACAAAATATTCATATATAAAAAAAATAAAAAAAAATTTAAAACATATTGAAAAAATGCCTAAATTTAAATATCAAGGAGTTGATATTAATATACAAGGAAAATCAATAGATAAATATAAATTAAGAATATCTGGTGCTAAAAATAAATATCAATTATATAGAATTTTAAGAATAGTAAATATATTAATATATTTATATTATGAAACATATATTAAGAAAAAAAAAGAAAGATTAATATTAAAAAAGAAATTAGAAGGATTAGAACATATAGCAAAATTAAGACATAAAGTTGATGAATTTGTAATACAAGAGAAAGAACAATTAGAGGTAAAAAAAATGGTAGAATTAGATAAATTTAGATTAGGAAATGAAAAACAAATATATTCACGATTATGTCAAAATAGTGGTGATAAGATACAAAGAAGACCAATATTTGCTAATAATAATAATATTGAAAAAATAATTAAATTAAATTATCATTATAATAAGAAATTGGGAGTATTTGAGAAGAAATTAAAGAACAATATTGTATTAAAAACAATTGGATTAGATGAATATGATGAAAATGGGAATTTAACAGGAAATGAAATTCATTATGCATGTGATCCATCTATAAATGGAGAACATATATATGTTGGATTTTTAGCAAATACAAAATGTGTACCATGTTGTTTTAAAAAAGATCCGATGGAAACAAGAGATAAACAAAGATTAGAATATTTTAAACAATGTAAACAAAAGAAAACATTAGAGGATAAGATAAATGTAAAACAAACAGGAGATATATTATATATATTACAAGATACATTAAATTTGAATATAGATAGATTAGGATATTTACCGAAATATGTTGATATGTATTTAAATACATTTTTTGATAGGAAAATGATATTAAAGAATCATTATTTAATAGAAACCAAAAATAATTATTTTTTAAAATTAGGATGTGAACAACAAATGCCATTTTTGAATACAATAGGAAAAATATTTGATTTAACAATTGATCAAATAAAAGAAAAAATAATTAAAGCAATTGAAGAAGATAAAAATGATAAAATATTTACATATTTAAATAATGGTAATATAAAAACACAATTTCAAACAAAAGATGGATATATAACATATATTAAGAATGATATAGAATTAATATATGAGTTAATATATGATGTATTAACATTACCAAATATATTAAGTAAAAATGGAATAAATATATATATATTTGAATTAAAAGAATCGGTAACAACAGATGATTATATAATAAAAATAACAGATAGAAATGAAGAATATGATAATATATTAATTATAAAAAATGATACATATTATTTTCCAATAGTTATGATAGATAAAAAAGATGATATAAATATTACAAAAATATATAAGATAATAAATGATATAATAATTAAATTAAATGAATTATATGATACAACAAATATTAATATAGAAGTAATACATACTAATAAATTAACAGCAAAAGAATTATATAATAAAATAAAAAATAAATATAAAATTAAAGCACAATATGTTGATATATATAATAAATGTACATATTTGATAATAAATGATATATTAATACCGGTTAAACCATCAGGATGTATATATAATATACATATAATTAATACAATAGATAAATATATAGATTCATTTGATAATACATTAAAAAAATTAAAAGAGATTGAGTTTATAAAACCAATAGGAGTATATTATGATACAAAAGAAAAAGATACATTAATAATAAATTCAATTATAACAGATAATGATGAATTAATACCAATTACAAAACAAGAGATATCAATAAAATTTTTGGATGATAATAATTATATATATAAAAGTAATCCACTATATGATAAATTAAATAAAGATATTATGAATAAAACATCAATAAATGATATACGAGCAGATATAATAAGTAGAACAAAATATAATATTGAACATTATGAATTATTTAGATTAGAATTTAGTGATTATTTAAATGAAAATACAAATATAAAACAAAAAATAAAAAATATATTAAATAAACAAATAACAAATGATGAAAAAATAAATAAGATAAAATTGATAATATATAAATTAATGGATGATAAGATATTAACTAATATATATATAAATTATGTAAACACATTAAAAGATGAAGATGAAATTAAAACAGAAGGAGGAAGTAGAACTAAATTTGTATTTTTATCACAGAAACCACCAAATATAAAAAATTATACAATTAATAATGATAGAGTACAATGTAAAATAAATACAGATAAAACAAAATGTAATATGAATCAACATTGTCATTGGACACATTCTGGATGTTTTTTTTCAATTAACAGATATCAAATAATTGAATTTATAAATCGTATAAGTGAAGAATTAGTATTATTTGAATTAAAATCTAATGAAATATTACAAAATGAAGATTATTATGTATCAGATATAATAGATCAAACACGATATACACCTCGTGAAAATCAAATTATTATAAAAAATTCAAATGAAAATATAGAAAATATATTACAAGAAACATTTGGATCTAAATATGTGAAAAAGAATGTGAATATAAATTATGATGATATAAATTCAGATAATCCAATGATAATACATGATGAATATAATATACAGAATGTATTTAATACAAATATGATATGTCGTGCATATATAAATGGATATTATTATTTAAAATATAATGAGAATTTAGGATATTATTCAGAATTACAGAGTAAATTAGCAACATTTTTGAAAGGGCAAATAATAGATTGGGTTGTGAAATATAAAGATAAATTAATTACAAAAATTACAAATATAGATGATTTTATTGTTGATATATCAAAAGATGTATTTGTTATTGTATATGATATATTATATATAATAACAGAATTAATACATATACCAATAATTATATATAATGAAAAAATGGATATAATAAAATCATATAATATAAATAATGAAACACCAATAAATTTACAGATAATATCAAATAATATCAATGTTATATATACAAAAAAATGACAGATTAAATATTTTGGAATATATCAAGAATAGAATAGTGCTCTGTTAGCTCAGTTGGTTAGAGCGCTGGTCTTATAAGCCAGAGGTCGTGGGTCCGAGTCCCACACAGAGCAATCTTTAGTATAGTTCTTTATAAATTTTTTTATTATTTTTATCTATTATATATTTTATAATAAATAATGCATTAATCCGACAGAAATAACACCAACGAGTAATCCAAATAATAAAATAGTTATAAAATTAGGAGTAGTATCAGATATAAAATAAAATAAATTTTTTTTTATGAATGATTGAATAAATGGTAATGATAAAACAGTATAAACAATAACAATTATTAATGTTTCTTTTCCTAAATCAGTCCATGAAGTTGGAGTAGTCAAATGTTCAATTTCAAATTCTTCACTTTCTTCTTCATCAGTTGATTTGTTTTCATTAATTTCATCTATTAATTTACTTATTTGTTGTGAATGTTTTCTAGGAGGATCATCTTGCATGTATTGGTCATTTTGAAATTGAACATGTTGAGGAATATTTTGATGAGTTTGAACAGATGGAAATTGATTTTTAATATCCATAATAGACGTACCACCACCTTTATTATCATTGTCATCATCATCATCTGTCTTATTAAAAGCATTATCATTAATAGGTGCCATTTTTTTTGATGGTGGTATTGAACCAATATCAATCTGTTTGTATGTTGTCATTATATATTATGTAAATAATAATTATATTTATTTACAAACTTATATGAAATAAGAATTAGAATAGAAACTAATGATAATATGAAAAAATATATGTAAGCATATAATATATGTATTTGACATATGGAACATGTAATGATGGATATCATTTATCAAATGAAGATAATTATGTAATATATATGAATATTATTAATAATTTAAATATATATATAAATGCTGAAATTTTAGAACATATAAAAACAGAAAAAATAAATACAGAATTTTTAGATAAACATATATATAGATGGAAAACAAATCATAAAGAATTATATATAGTATCAATTGTATATACAAATGATGATAAAAGTGCATTTAATAAAAGAATACATTCATTTACACTTAAAATAAATTAGTTTATTTCATAAAAAACATTATAAAAATTTTTATTTTTTCTAGTAGGATTAGAATTTTCTAAATCTAAAAATTTATTAAAAATATTTTTAGTTAATGGTAATGGAGTATCAAGATTTGTAGTTGAATTATTAATCATAAATGTTACAAAAAAATCACCACGGACATCCTTTCGTAAAAAACGAGACATAATAGGATTATAATGTGGATCAAATGCTTTATACCAACAATTAAATATACCGAAAGTAGTTTTAATTTGTGCTAACATATAATCAACTTTATGTTCAGTAATATGTTTATTTAATTCAATATGTAGAAAACTAGTATCATTTACATTCATTTTAGAATCATTTTCATCTAAAGAATTTGTAATTTGTTCAGAAACTTTTTCAATAATTTTATCATCATTATAAATATTTACAGGATCAAAATATTTAATTTCTTTTAATTCAGAATTTTCAAAATAATGGATAGAACCAATATTATTATCTAAATATTCATGATCATAATCAAAATCTAGAATATCAGTATCATATTTAACAAGAATTCCTTTAGAAATATTTTTAGAAATTAAAATATCACATAAATATTCATATTTCATATTTTGAAAAATATAAGAATTAGATGAAAGATCTGATAATAAATAAGTATCATCTGGATTAATATTACGTTTAATAAATAAAATTTTATCAAGTGTATGTTTTTCAAATGATTCAAAATCATCTTTTTCAACAATGGATGTAATTAAATATTTTTCATCATACCAACAAGTTTTTTCAATTAAAGATTTAGATGTATCAAAATTATTTTTAATAATATCAACTAAATCAGATGTATTTTTAATTTTAAAATAAGTTACTTTATCTTTTAAAAATTCATCAATAATTTGTTTAATATTTTGTTTTAAATTTAAATATAAATTAAATGTGAAATTTTGAACAAAAATGATTTGTGAAACCATATAAATTTATAATTAAATAAAATATATATATTTTTACTCATAATTATATAATGAATTACGTTTATTTAATAATTGGAATAATAATAGTTATGATAATCATAATTTATAGATATAAAAAAGTAGAACAGATGGGATATTTCATGACACCAAATCCACATATAATTGCAAAACAAGATCCATTAATAAATTATTATGTAGATCATGAAATATATTCACCAAGAGAATATGATTATAGTACATTACTTAATCCATTAGTTCCACCTTTACAAAGAAATGATTACATACAAGGAGTAATTGGATATCCAACAAGAGGATATGTATTACCATTTAAAAAAATGGGAATATTAATAAGTGAAAATACACATAATGATGATAAATATAAATTTTTAATATTGATGGGAAGACAAACATATTTGGGATCAAATTATTATGAATATTATGCAGTAAGTAGTGATAATTCAGTATTAAAATTTGAATTAAACATACATAAAGAATTAGATAGTGGAGATATAATTTCAATATCCGAATTAAATAAAAAATATAGTGTAAAAATGGATAAAATGATGGATATAAATTATTATCCATATATATAATATTTAAAAATCTAATATGAATAAATAATAAGAAATATAAGTATCAGTAGGTGCATTATCAGTGAGTAAAGAAAAATTGTGATTTTTTTCAGTATATTTTTCATCTAATGGAATAGTTAATGTATAAATAAAAGGTATTTTTGAAATATAAGATGCATATGCTAAATGAATATCTAATTGATATTGATATTGTAATTGTAAACTAGATTCAATAAATTCATTTTTAACATCAATACTATCAGTATATTCATCTTTATCTAAAGATGTACAATAATTCCAAATATTACGCATGATACTTGTTGATTTCTTTTTAAACATATAAATAGCCCAAGACCATTTAAATATTTTATTAGATGAATTATAAATACCGATTATTTCGTATCTAGATGTATAAATTAGTTCATTATTTTCATTATAGAATAATATTTTATTTTTATCAGTATGAGAATCAACTGATACAAATTTATATGATTTTATTTGATTAGTTATAGATTTATATTTTTCAGTATTAGAATCAAAATTATCTAAAATATTATTTAATAAAGAATTCATTATATTAATTTAATAGATTTTTAATTGATAATGTTTTATTTGGTTTTGCGAATTCACGAGGTTTTTCAATATCACATTCGTGTTTATGACAAATATAAACTTTAGGAAAACTTCCAGTAGGATTTTTTATAGAATAATCATCCATATATTATATATTATGAAATAATTGTTCGTTTACAAATTATACATTGAATAATAGTTGAAATTGCTTCATCTGCACATCTCATTTGTAATAATGTAACAACTGCTTTACGAGCACCACATTTACATAAATAACGATCAGTAGTAGTAATATTATTTTTAATTTTATTACGATATGTTTGTTTATTTAATTCAAATTTCCATTTTTCTGGATTTAATTTATCAGGTGATAAAAATGCAATAGAGAATGGATTAATGTCACAATTTAATATTAATTTTAATAATGAGGTATTATTAGTTTCATTTAAATTATAACATATTTCATTAAATTTTGCAATATAAATATTTTTGATAAATTTAATATTTATTTTTTCATTATATATATAACTAAGTGAAAATTGATAAATACCATCTTCAATAAAATATGAATCAACATATGGTACTCCAAATTCTTGTAATTTAGTTATATATTCTGATGAATCAATCAAACGTTCATCATATATTTTTTTGTAATATGGATTATCTAGTGAAAGCATTAGTATTAATAATATATAATTATAAGTTTAAATAATTTTATAATCAATTTTTGATATAAGAATAAATATGATAATAATATATATGACATTATATAATACTGATGATATTAGATTATTAGGAGATAAATTACCACAAATATTAGAGAATATTGAGAAACAAAAAGGATTATTATTAACACCGACAATATATGAACAAATTGAAGTACATAAAGTTATAATGAGTTATATAAAACAAAATAAAAACAAAATATATGGAGGATTTGCTATAAATATGTTAATTAAAGAGAAAAATCCAAAAGATAAATTTTATCCACAATTTCCATTAGAAGAAAATACTAAAGATGTGCCATTAAAAATTCCAGATATAGATATATATTCAGCAAAACCAATTGAAGATTTAAAAAATATATGTAATTTATTATTTGAAAAAGGATTTGCGAGAGTGAATGGAAAAGAAGCATTACATTCAGGTTCATATAAAATATTTGTTGATTTCAAAGATTATTGTGATATAACATATATACCAAATGAAATATATAATCGGATACCAATGATAGAAATAGATGGTTATCGTGTATGTTCGCCACAATGGATAATGATAGATTATATGAGAATGTTTTCAGATCCATTATTAAGTTATTTTAGATTTGATGATGATTTGAAAGCATTTAGAAGATTTCAATTATTATTAAAACATTATCCATTTCCTATATTAAAAAATACAATTAAATTAGAGAATGCAACAAAAGAAACACAAAAAGGATTAGATATTATACATAAATTTTTATTAAATAGAAAAACAACATTAGTAATTGGTTATTATGCATTTAATTGTTTTTTATATGAGAGTCAACTTGTTGAAGATAATAAAAATACAACAATTAAATATTTACCAATACCATGTTTTGAATTTATAACAATTAATTATAAAAAAGATGTATTAGAATTATTAGATTTATTAAAAGAATTAAATGTTGAATATAAAGAATATTATGCATTTATTGATTATGTTGGTAAAAATGTAAAAATATCTATTAATAATACAATAATAGCAATTATATATACACATAATGAAAGATGTTTACCATATAAGGAATATCAGGCATTTGATTTTGATGGAAATATAATAGAAAAGAAAACTATATTAATAGGATCATTTCAGATAACATTATTATATGCATTAATTATGTATATGTATGCTAGAACATATGGAACAGAAGAGCAAAAAACGAGAACATATAGTGAGAAATCAACAGAAATGTTATATAAATTAATGGTATCGCAATTAATACAAATAAGGGAGTATTTTTTTACAACATTTGATAAGACATTTATGGATAATACATTATTTGAAGAATTTACAGATCAATGTACTGGATCAACTATATCAGCAGATAGACAAAATAGATTAAGAATTGAATTAAAGAAGAAACAAAATAAGATGTATATGTATAATTATGATCCAGAAAAAGACAAAGATAAAGAAAGTAAACATTATATATTTCCAAAAATAAATGGAAAATTAATAAATAATCCTAAAAATTTACTATTAACAAATGCAGAAGTAGAAGAAGATGAAGAAGATGAATAAAAAATTGATATTATAAATATATTAAATAATAAATAAAATTTATAGTAACTAACAGAAACAATCAATTCAATTCAATTTACAATGGCAGAAATTGGACGAATATCACATTTAACCAAACTTATTGAAATGTATACTAAAAAGAATACAGATGAATCTAAATTAAAAATAGAAGAATTAAAAAAGCAAATTGAAAAAATTAAAAAAACAATGGAACAAAAAGAACCTGAAAATTCATTTGTTAATATAGTTAAAAGAAATTTAAAACCAATTGAACCAAAAAAACAATCAATACCAATAAATATACGAAAATTAAGTACATTAAGAGATATTGATGAAAGACAAATATCAACACCAAATGAAAGTATAGAAGAACAAGAAGAATTTGATGATGATTCAAGTAATGACAATAGAGAATATGATGATAATGAATAACAAAAAAATGATATTTTAAATATATTGATTTATTAAGAATAATAATAAGTAACTATTTATTAAAACTTATCAACCTTATTTTTGTCACAATGACTACATCAATCAACATTACAGCAGAGGAGATTGGTAAATTGGTACTTAACAAATTTTCTAAAAACACAAAAGAAATTAAAGAATGTAAGTATTTTAATACACCAAAAGGATGTAATAACATTAAATGTCAATTTAGACATATTAAAAATGATATACTAATTAAAAATGATACACCAATAATTAAATATAAGACTAAGATGTGTACTATACAAAATTGTAAATATGGTTCAAAATGTATTTATGCACATTCTAGAGAAGAATTGGCAGAAGATACTGAATCAAAAATAGTTCATGATATAACTAAGAATTCATTATATAAAACTCGTATGTGTGAGAATGGTTCTAATTGTAAATATGGTGATAAATGTATGTTTGCACATACAGAAGAAGAATTACGCGTAACTCACCATAATGAACCAAAAATAGTACATGATATAACTAAGAATCCATTATATAAAACTAGTATGTGTAAGAATGGATTTAAATGTACATATGGTGAAAAATGTATGTTTGCACATACAAAAGAAGACTTACGAGTAATTCAACATAATGATAATGAATCAAAAATAGTTAATGATATAACTAAAAATCCATTATACAAAACTCGTATGTGTGAGAATGGATCTAAATGTACATATGGTGAACGCTGTATGTTTGCACATACACCAGAAGAATTGAGAACAACTCAAACTAAAAAAATTTGTAAGTATTTTAATACATCACGAGGATGTACTAAAACAGATTGTGAATTTGAACATATTAAAAATGAAAATGCTTCAGAAGAAGAAAAAAATGATTTAATAAACAAAGAAATTGATATTTTATATAATAATATTTTAGAAAAATGTACATATATTAAACAGAAGACATTTAAAAATCCTGAGATAACATTATTTAGACCAGCTGTAATGAAGTCAGAAAATGTAATTATTTCATGGAGATATGCATTATATGGAACAAATATAGAGACATCATTATATGATATTAATGATAAAGAAACATATATTGATATACTAAAAGAAATTAAAAGTAATTGTACATTTTATGAATTACAATTAAAAATATATGAAGAAACAAATTGTATTTTACGTGATATAACTAATGTAGATGAACATATGGCAACACCCAAATATAAAGGTGGAATAACATTAAGTATTGCACATATACAAAAAGAAAAATTAATGATTATATGTTATGATTTAAATGATTATGGAATAGAATTTATTGGACAAAAACTAAGAGAAAAGCTTTCTGGAATTGAAGAGGATGTAACAAATGATGAAGAACCAGAATCAGAACTAGAAATTAAAGATGAATAAGAAATTTTAATTTATGTGAATCAATAAAATTAATTAAATTATTATCATCTAATTTATTAGACATACATAATTTAACAATTAATTGTTGTAAATTAGAAGTTATTTTGGTGGGTAATTGATTTAGAATTTTATTATTAGAAATACTAATAGAATTTGTTTTAGATATATTATCAATAAATAAATAAATTGTATTTTTAAGAAAACAATGAGTTTTTTCAGATGTATAACTTGTTTTATTATTATAATTAGATTCAGTAAAACCGAAATATAAACCCAATTTACTATTAGAAAAATCTAAAGAAAATAAAGAATTACTTTCGAATATTATTTTATTATTTGATTCTTTTATTATTATATTAAAATCATTCAAATGTAAACCATCATTTATTAAATTAATAATTTCTGTTAAAGTATAAGATATATTATCTAATTCAATGTCATTATTATTAATTTTAAAGTTATTACAATCTTCATTAGCAGTAAATACAAAAGGAAAATTACAATCTAATAATTCAAGTTTAGTAAAATTTTGTATATTAAATTTAGTTAAATCAATTATATAATTATTTGAAAATTCTGGAGTAGTATAATCATTTGAATCAATTTCAATTATTAATTCATCTTTAAATGTTATTTTTTTTTTAGGCACAATTTTATAAGGATCAATAATTTGTATATTATTTTCAATTGATGGGGGAATAGTAGGTAAATTTTTTATTTTATGTATTAATTGTTGTAAATCAATAGTATTTGAAGGTTGTTCAGTTTTTAATTTATTTAAAGTAAGAATTTCATTTTGCATTTGATTCATTTGTTGTTTCATTTGAGTAATTTGTAATTGATATTGTTTAATTAATTGTTGCATCATAAGAATATCATTATTTTGTTCTAAATTATTTTGTTGCATTTGTTGTTGTATTTTTTGTTGAATTGGTTGTTGCATTGGTTGTTGCATTGGTTGTTGTTGTATTTTTTGTTGAATTGGTTGTTCTATTGGTTGTTGTATTTGTTGTTGCATTTGTTGTTGCATTTGTTGTTGCATTTGTTGTTGCAAATATTTTTGTTCTGAATGTTGTAAAGATTGTTTATTTTTTTTTTGTTGTGATGATTGTTTTTTAGAATTTGTAAAATGATTCCAAGGAGGATTAGTATTAATATTTTGTGGTTGATTATATATTAAAGCAATTTCACTATCACGAGATTGTTTAATATTTTCAATATCAGGAACAGATTTTTCAATATTTAATTCATTAATATTAACAAATTCATTAATATAACTACCATCGGCAGCAATACATTTACCAGATTCACCAACAGAAGCATACATTTGGGAATTAGTATTAAATGATTCTTGATAATTATTATTCATTTTAGTTTTAAATTTATTTAAAGTAGATTGATAACAAAGTTTATTTAATTTATCACAAAATTTAACAATATGTTTAGGTTTAGTTTGATCAATATCATTTTTATTTGTATTATAGACTGATTCCATTTCAGAAAGTAATAATTTAGAACATTTTTTAATAGAATCTTTATTAGTTATATTTAATGCAGTACAAATATTATCACGAATATTATTAAAATTTTTTTTATCAAAAAAAATTTGTTGAAATGTCATATATTAAGTAAGATAATTATTTTAAATTATATATCTACGCAGATTTAAAATATTATATTTAATAATAATATATATAATGAGTAATAAAAAACAACCTAATCCGATAACACCACAATTCAATAAGCAATTTTCAACTATACAAGAAGCATTTACACCAAATAAAGTATTAGTACCAAGACCAGATTTTAAAAATAAAAAACAAATAATATATAATAATTTAGCAGATATAATACAACTAGAAGATTTATTTGAATATAAAATAAATATATCAAGTAATGATAGAGATACAAATTCATTTCCATCACCATTTGAATTTGTAACTGAATTAAATGCTGGAAATAGAATGCCAAAAATAGATCGTGAAATTAAAAATGTTAGAGCAATAGGAGTTGATTATGTAATTCTTCCCAAATCCATAGCAGTAAATATAGAATGTATAGATAGATCACAACAAATTTATCCAATGGGATCATGTGCAGCATTTAGTGAAGATCCACCTGCAACATGTCCATGTGCTGAGAATGTATCTGAAGTTGTATCATCAGATGCGTGTGTACCAGATTTAACAATTTATAAATGTTTATATTTATTACAAAATAGACCATATTTATTATTAAAGATTAAAGAAATTGGATCACCTATGATTGCTGGAACAAATGCATTAATAGATAGTGATACAATTATATTAATTTATGATCAAGATTTAGGTGCAGATAATGCATTATGGATTCCATTATATACTGGAATTAAAGCACAACATTCATTGTTAAAAAATTTTAAACGATTGACATTAAAATTAATGTATCCAGATGGAACATTAATAACATTAATAGATCAAGATGGAAATCCAATAATAGGAACAACAATACATTCACGAATAGATCAAAATGGAGTTATAACGAAATATGATTATAATAAATTCGTAAATGAATTTAGATATCTAAATAATGCAGTAAAATATACATATGGTATAATGAATGTATTATTTGGATTTACATTTTACATACTTGAAACTGAGATGGATACATTACCCAAATATAATTAAAAAAATGAAAAACTAAAAATATAAAGATTAATTTATATTAATAAGTAATACAAATATGAGTTTAATATTTCAAACATTATATTGGGATAGTTATACAAATGAAGAAGAAGATAATGAATATTGTATACAAGTATTTGGACGAGATAAAATAGGTAAGTCAATATATGTAGAAATTAACAATTATAAACCATTTTTCTTTGTGTTAATACCAGATAAAATTATGAATAATGATATAGATGAAATAATTATAAATTTGAAAAAAAAGATATTTTATAAATATAAACAAACTAATGATAATGAATATGCAGATATGATGACAAATTATTTACTAAATTATGAAATATTATATTTAAATGATTTTAGTGAGTATACAACAGGAAAAAAAAGATTTATTAAATTAACTTTTCAAAATTATGATATTTTTAAAAGTTATAAAAGTTCAATAATGAAGGGAATTAAATTTAAAGAAAATATATTAAAATTAAAATTATTTGAATCAAATATTGATCCAATGATAAGATTTATGCATATTATAAATATAAATGGTGTTGGTTGGATAGAAATAGATAGATCTAAATTAAATCAAATAGAAGACATTTATTGTGATGAATGTTATAAAGTTGATTATACATATATAAAAAAATATGAATGTGATGAAATAGCACCATTCATATTATGTGCTTTTGATATAGAATGTAATAGTTATGATGGTTCATTTCCGCAATCAACAAGAGATGAAATAATACAAATAGGATTAACATTTTCAAAATTTGGAGAACAAAATTGTTATTATAAACATATATTATGTTATAAAGAAACAGATCAATTAGATACAGATATAAATGTGCAATGGTTTAATACAGAAGAAGAAATGTTATTAGAGTTTTCAAAAGTAATACTAAAACAGAATCCAGATATATTAACAGGATATAATATATTTGGATTTGATTATGAATATTTATATACAAGATGTATACATTTAGGGATTGAATCAGCATTTGCACAATTTTCAAGAATAAAAGATGAGAAAGCAAAATGGACAATACCACAAGCATTAACATCAGCTGCATTAGGAGTGAATAATATGAAATATTATGATTGTAAAGGACGAGTAAATATAGATTTAATGAAAGTTATAAGAAGAGATTATATATTAACATCATATAAATTAGATAATGTTGCATCATATTTTATAAAAGAACAAATAATAAATATAATAAATAAAGAAAATGTATGTATAATAAAAACAAAAAGTACATTTGGATTAGAAAATGGAAGATATATTGTTATTTGTTATACAGATGGCGTAATAGAAACAAAATATAATGATGGTCAAAAATTTAAAATTAATAATATAATAAATGATGAAATATATATAAATGAAAATATAAATACAGATAAATTGACAAAATATAAATTCTTTTGGTGTCAAGCAAAAGATGATATTTCACCAAAAGAAATATTTAAGAAATTTAGAGAAACATCAACAGACAGAGCAATAATTGCGAAATATTGTTTACAAGATTGTATATTATGTAATAAGTTATTTGAAAAATTAAAGATAATAACGAACAATATAAGTATGGCAAGAGTATGTAATGTGCCATTATCATATTTATTTTTGAGAGGACAAGGTGTAAAAATATTTAGTCTTGTAGCACAAGAAACATTAAAGATGAATTATATAATACCAGTAAATGAAAAAAAAAGTATGCATTATACAGATATAAAGTATGAGAATTCATCAAATTTTATAAAAAATAGTGATGAATATGAAGATGAAGATGAAAATGATGGTTATGAAGGAGCAATTGTATTTGAACCAGAACCAAATGTATATTATACACCAATAATAGTATTAGATTTTGCAAGTTTATATCCATCATCAATGATATTAAGAAATACATCACATGAATGTTTAGTAAAAAATAATAAAGTAAAAGATAAAACATTAATAATACATCATACATCATATAAGAATAATGATGAGACAATAACAGAATGTCAATTTATAGAAGGAAAACAGAAAGGAATAATACCAAATATATTAATAAATTTATTAAATGCGAGAAAGATATATAAAAATAAAATGGAAAATGAAAAAGATCCATTTAAGAAATCAATATTAAATGGATTACAGAATGCATATAAAGTTACAGCAAATTCGGTATATGGGCAAACTGGATCATCTGTTTCGCCAATATATATGAAAGAAATAGCAGCATCAACAACAGCAATAGGAAGAGAAATGTTAATGTTTGCGAAATATTTCATAGAAAATATATTTTTACAGATTGTAAATTTAGCAATTACAAATAAAGAAGAATATGATAAATATATGAATACATTATATAAATATTATCCATATAAAATAATAAATAATGATAATATAACATTAACAATAAATTCAATTGAAAATCAAGAAATACCAGATAATAAATTTATTAAAAAAAGTATTGATTATGAAGAATCATTTGATAAAGTATTGAATTTAGATGGATTAAATGTTGAAGAACAATATAAATTATATGAAAGATTAGAAAAATATATTAATCATAATAAAGGAATATGTAAAAATATATATACAGAATATAAAACATTATTTAAAAATGAAAATGAGATAAAAGAACTTAAACAAAATAAAACATTTTTAAAAAATTTAAAATTAATGATTGATGATAAAGGATTTAATAATAAACAAGAACTTATAACTAAATTTTATTATGTTATAAATGAAATTTTAGATACATATACTATAAATACTAAAATTATATATGGTGATTCAGTAACAGGTGATACACCATTATTATTATTAGATGAACAATGGAATACGTATATATGGACAATAGATAAATTAGGGAAAAAATGGGATATATATTTTGACAAATTTCAAGATGTAAACATTACAGATTATGTATGGACAGAATTAGGATGGACTAAAATTAAAAGAATTATTAAACATAAAACAAATAAAAAAATATATGGAATACTTACAAATAAAGGATATGTACAAGTAACAGAAGATCATTCATTAGTAAATATAAATGGAGAAAAGATTACACCAAAAGAATGTTATATTGGAATGGAATTATTACATTCATATCCATCATATCCAGAATACGTAAAACGAAAAGGAAATAAAAAATTTGATTATGGGACATGTAAATTTAATAAACAAATTACAGCGATGGCATATTACTATGATATGAAATATCATAGGTGGTATGATATAACAATAAAGAAAGAAAATGATGAATATATATTAACATATTGTACTGAAAATTTATGTAATACAAATAAAATAATAAGTATAGAAGAAATTAAATATGAGAATGAAATTGATGTATATGATTTAGAAACAGAAAATCATCATTTTCAAGCAGGAATAGGAGAGATAATAGTACATAATACTGATTCAGTATTTTATAATCCAAATATAAAAAATAAAGAAACAAATAAAATATTAGAGAATGATGTTGCATTAAAAAAATCAATACAATTAGGAATATGGTCAAGTATATTAATTAATGTATTATTACCACCACCAATGAATTTACAATATGAAAAAACAATGTATCCATTTATAATACAAGGAAAAAAAAGATATGTTGGAAATTTATATGAAAAAAACGTGAATAAATATATACAAAAAAGTATGGGAATAGAATTAAAGAGAAGAGATAATGCACCAATAGTTAAAATAATATTAGCCGGATTATTAGATCAATTATTAAATCATAAAAATAAAGAACAAGCATTTATGTTTGTTCAAAATTGTTTAATTAAAATATTAAATAATGAATATCCAATGGATTATTTTGTAATAACAAAAACAATTAAAGGAGATGCATTAACAGAAGAAGAAAGAGAAATATTAAAAATGCAAAAAGATTCAAAAAAAATAACAATCAATAATTTTATTAATGATGAAGAAGAACTAGAATATAAAAATAAAAATATACAAAATTTATATGCAGATAGAACAAGATTAGCACATATTGTATTAGCAGATAGAATAGCAGATAGAGATATAGGAAATAAACCATTATCAAATGATAGAATTGCATATGCATATATAGAAACATCATCAAATATCAAATTACAAGGAGATAAAATAGAGACACCAGAATATATAATTGAAAATAATTTAAAAATAGATAGATTACATTATATAAATAATCAAATAATGAAACCAATTTTAAAATTTTTAGATTTGATATGTTCAAATGGAAAAGAATTATTTGAAGAATATATGAGACTTGAATATAATCGTAGAAATAAGATAGTAACAATAGATGAGTTATCAACAACTGATAATATAAATAATATAGATAAATTAATAGGATCAATATATAAAAAGGGGAAAAAATAAAATGAAAATTTGTTTATAAAAAATATATATTTATTTTTAAAGATAATAATATAATGTCCATATTAATACCATTATTAACACTTGATATTGCATTATCAGGTGCAAATAATATTATGAGTATATTAAATTTAAGTAAACAATTTTATAATGGTTTATATTATTTAACAACATGTGATGATAATCCAGAAGAGATACTTAATACAATATATAGATTAGATATAGAACATAAATTAGAATATATAGATGAGTTAAAAAAACAAATAACAAATAAAAATTGTAATGAATGTATTAAATCAATAAATGAATGTATTAAAGAAATACAATTATTATTAGTAGAAATATATAATAATATAAGTTATAATAAATCATTATGGATTAAATCACGAGCATATAATCTAAAAAAATATAATATCAAATTAAATGATTTAAATAAAATATTAGATAATCGTATTAATGAATTATTAATATTAATTAATATACAACCAAAACAAGAACAAGAATATAAATATAAATATATGAAACCATCCTCAACACAAGAATTTGATTTAATATAAATATATATTAAATAATATTAATATAAAGATGTATGAGAAAGATGTATTAGATTTATTAGTAATAACAAGTACATTTGTAAATTCATATAATGAATGGTGTATAGATAGTGAATTAATGAAAATTTTAAATATAACAAAGAATTCATTATGTGTAAGATATAAATATTTATATCCATTTGCATCGGATATAATTATACAAAGTATAGTATTAGCAATTTATTGTAAAGTATATATAAGTATATGTATGAATGATAAATTAGATTAATTATTTATTTTATTATATTATAAAGATGGCAGATTTTTATAATAATTTGATACGTATTAAATATAAACATTTTAAAATACAACGATTAAATAATAATAAAGATGATATTAAAAAAAATAAAGAAATTAAAGAAGAAATTAAAGAAGAAATTAAAGAAGAAAATAAAGAAGAAATTAAAGAAGAAAATAAAGAAGAAATTAAAGAAGAAAATAATATAATAAAAAATAGTAAACATAAGATATATTGTTTAATGATAACAGGAAAGGATGAATTTAGGTATAATTTTGCGAGAACGAGTATAAAAAATTTTAAAATACAGGATTATGAAAATAAATATTTAATAATAATTAATCATGGAAAAATAAAATTAATAAATGAAAAAAATGCAATTATTAAAGAATATATGGTATCAAAAAATAATAAAACATTGGGGGATTTAAGAAATATATCATTAAGTCATGTTCCAAATGGAGTAATTTGGACAACATGGGATGATGATGACTGGAGACATGAAACATATTTAAGTGTATTATATAATGAATTAATTAGAGATAATAAACAATTTTTATTAATTAAGAATAGATTATCATATAATATTGTAAATAAAATGAAATGGATGGAAACAATAAGAACAGGATGTTGTTGTACATATTTTGCATATAAAAATAATATATTTACATATAGTTCACTAGATACAAATGAAGATGCTATAATTAAAAAAATAGTTAAAAAATATAATATTCCATTTGTGATATATGATAATGATCCAAAATTATATCTTAGATTCGTCCATAATAATAATACAAGCAGATTTGTCCAAGTTGATAGAACAAAATTATATAAAAATCAAAGATTAATAACTAATGACGAATCAACATATATATTCAAATGTTTAGAAAATAATTATAAATATATATAATATATGGGAAACATATTAAGTGGAGTTGAAGCAATTGGAAGTGGAGAAATGACAATTCAATATTATGCAATGCTTATAATTGGTATTATTATTATTGTTACTGCATTAGGTATAACAATTTATAATTGGGCAGAACCAGATGAAGATGAAATCAGTTGGTTTTGGGTAGTTGTTGGTGGAATACTTGGACCTCTTTTAATTATAATGGCAATATATTATAATAAATTATCTGGAAATCCAGCAATTGAAGCAATTGTTGGAGCAGAAACACTTAAGAAAATATTTTAAATATTAAATAATTCATCAATTTTATATAATGATTTTGATATAGTACAACTTGCTGCAAAATCATGACCACCACCACCAAATAATTGTGCAATATTACCAACATTAATAGTTTTACTACGAAAGGATAAAATATATTCTTGTCGTTCAAAATTATAAGTCCACATAATAACAAAATCAACATTAGTTTTTTCTAATATTTTTTCAGATATTAAGGTTATACTTGGACAACCTCGTCCAGTATATACAGCAACTTTATATTGGTTAGGTTTAATAAAAAAATGTTTAAAATTTGTATATAAAAGTTTACTTGGAAAATAAAGAACAGAAAATTTATTAAAATTAGCATTTACAATATAATCAATATATTCATTATATATAATACCTTTATTAATAAGTTTTTTAACATTATATTCATTTAATAATGTTAACCATTTGATAATATTTTTATGATTAATATCTTTATTATATTTAACACTTAATCCAGCAATAAAATTCCGAGTATCTTTTAGTTTCCATTCACCAATATCATTATCTTTAATATATTTAATAAATAATGGTATTGGTTTATTTTTAAAGAAAAATTTCCATGTTAAAGATGCACCACATTCATATTTATTATATATTAATGTAAATTTAGGATCATTAATATTTTGTATTTCATTAAATGTAGTAATATGATGATCAATAAAAGTAATATGTTTGGATAATCTAATAATTTCAAGTAATATATTATATTTATATGCAACATCCATAATTATTACATTTTTATTTATGATATTATCTGGAATCTGAGTTGCAGATGGTATATCTGGGTAAATTATTGCGTTACGATTTATTTGTTGTGATTTATATAAAACAATAAATGATGTAAAACCATCGATACAACCTTTATGAAATATTATATAATCATATTTTTTATTCATATATATTCTACATATAAAAAAAGAAGAACAAAAATAAATTTATAAACAATTAAGATAAGATTGATGTGATTCAAAAGTAGCCAATTCTATTTTTTTTTGTTTATTATTCAAGTTACAATTATTATTTTTAATAAGTTTTAATAAATTAGCTTCAGTATTGTTTGGAGACATGAATTTCATAATATTAAATTCATTATTATTAGTTATTTGTTTATTATTATTGATTGTTTGTTGTTTATTGTTATTTATTTTGTTAGTATTATTTATTTGTGTATTAGTAATAGAAGGATTAATATGTATTGTTTGAGAATTACTAATTGATTCTGATTTAATATTATGTATAGATGATAATTTTGTAGAATTTATTTGAGAATTAGATTGTTTAAAAGTATTAAATAATATATTTGTTGCTAATAATTTTGCTGGTGTAGTATATTCATCTTGAATTAATAAACGACATTTTTCATGAATGAAAGGAGTATTACAAGTTTGATATTTTAAAGGAACAACATCATTAATAAAAATTTTGATTTCATTTGGAACATTTGGAGATGACATAACAGTTGGAATGAAATGAATTAAAGTATTAAAAAAATAATGTATATCATAATATTGATTTTGTTGTGAATTAATATTAATATTAGATGCCCAATCACTTTCAACTTTATTATTTTTAACAATATTAGAAATACAAGAAAAATCAAAATCAGTTATTTTAATTTGAATACCAATATTTGGTATTTTATATGTGATATTATTAATTGTATATGTAATAATTTTTTTATTTAAATTAATATGATGAACCATAATATTATTTGCTTTTAAATCATTATGTTTAAATGAAGGATATTTAAAATGAATAATTGCAAGAACTGATAATATTTGAAATATAATAACTTTCCATTCTAATAAATTCATTGTATTATGATTGTTACGAATATATTCTAATAAATCACCACCATTTGCCCATTCACTAATTAAAATAGAAACTTTTGAATAATATTTATTTTTTTTATATTTTTTAATAAATTCTAAATATTTATTATTTTGTTCTGAAATATAACCATTATCAACAAGTTTAGCAAATAATTCAATATCAGTATCAAAAGTTGTAATTGGTAAAATAATATGTGGTGTATATGAATTAATAACAAAATAACTTAATAATTTGATTATATTAAGTTCAGCATTTTCAGGTCTTTGAATATCATCCCGAGTACCAAAATTTTTTTTAGGAAATGGAACAACTTTAATAGCATATTCTATTTGTTTATTATCTATATTTGAAATACCTTTAAATGTATGTCCAGTTGTACCTGATTTTATATAAGTTAATTTACCATTTAATTTATTAATAATATTAACAAAATTTAATTCTTCTTTATTTAAAATATATTTATAATCATTTATATGTGATGAATTATTTTTTGAATTATTAAATTCATCTATAAGAGATTTTACATCTCCACAATTTAACAAATTTTTTATAGATGTTATTCTGTCTGTAATTGTTGGAGCACTATTCATTAATAATTAATAAAATATAAAAAAAAATATTTTTTAACATATTTAATATTTTTATATACAAAAAATTGACATTTTAAATATATTGATAATTATATACATATTATATTAGATCACTTATTTGAAATACATCATCCAATTTTCACGTTTTGTGGATGATCAGCATGGTTCTTCTGTCTAAGAACCTATATTTATTTTATTTTTGATGTGATATCTATTATTTTCTGTAAATTTAATATAGGTAATATTGGTTGACATTGCCATAAAAATAATTTATTTATATAATCAAATTCAAAAGTAAATGGAAACATATAACTAATTTTTTTATTAGAATTTAAATGTTGATATTTTGTAGGTAAAATATGATTAACTTGTGGAGGAATAACAATTAATAATTGTTGTACATAAGTAAGTGGAGGATTATCTATGAATTTAAAATTTAAAGTATTTGATTCCAACCAAGTACATATATCGGATAATAAAGGTGCATGATTAAATAAATAATACCATTTATAATCATGACATTTATCAAAATAATATTCAGATATCCAGAATAAACCTTCAATATATTTTTGACAAGTCATTGATATAAATGATGGATTATTAAAAGAAAAATAATGTGAATAATATATATTTTTAAAATCTGAAAAATTTGTAATATCTTTATAAATATTTATTTGTTGAATATGTTTAAGATTGTCAAATTCAAATAATTTAGTATTATAATCATCTAAATTTTGAGGTTTTTTTGTATTAATTATTGGAGTTGTTATAATATTAAATTCATTAACTGATAATTTTTGAAATAACATTAATAAAAATTGTTTATTATTGATTAAATACTCATTTAAAATATTAAAACATTCAGTATAAACATTAATTATTTTATCTAAACCACCATTATAAATATTTATTGATGGTAAATGAGGTAAAAAATCATTACCTAACAAAAAACAAATAAATATAAAATCTTGAATTAATTTAGTATGATCTAAATTAGTATATTTAATTAATTTTGTTAATTCTGTTAAATAAAAATGTTTAACAACTGATATTGACATATATACAAATCCTTTATGTTCTAAAATATTATCACGTAATAAAAATATATTTGAACATTTATTAACTAATGCTAAAAATATTAAATCAGCATCTAATCCATATATAACAATATTATCTAATTCTAAAGAATTTTGCTTAATATGTTGTAAAATTTTATGTTCACCTTCTCCAAATTCATGATATGATGAATAATAAATATTAGGTTTATCAGAATAATGTGATAATAATACATTATGTAATTTTTCCATAAATTCTGTACCTGGTGTAATTAATAATGAAGACCATGATTTATTATATGGAATATTATATTCATCTTTTAATTTATTTTTAATTTGATTTTCATAATATGATTTATAACGACGTAAACGTTGTTGAACTATTTTTGCAACAGGAGCGACACCATCAACAGCAATAAACATAAAATCAGGATTAGTTAAAATATATAAATTATTAATATAAGTTATAATAGCAGAAAACATTTGTGATTCAGTTTCATGTTCTGCACAAATAGGATGAAATAATGAATTAGCATCAATATATAAATATTTTGGTTTAGAAGGTAAGTGTGATAATAATATTGACGATTTATATTTTTTAAGAATCCACATGAACATACCTGGAACACCCATAGTAATATAATATAATATATAATATTAACTTAAATATTATTCATTTTTTTAAAAAATATAAAATAAAATATAAATATATAAACTTAATATATAATATAAATGGCAGATTTAGAAAATCTAAAAAGTATTTTTGAT